TCTGCTACCTCTGAATAATATCTACAGATACCGACTTATACCAATATTCCCCGTCTCCAATGTCTCCCAGGTGTTCCTTACTCAGTGTTCCCCGATATGATTCTATCGTGATGTCTACACCGCAATCATGGAAAGAAAAAGGGAAATATCCGGCAACAAGCGTGTTCTTTATCAGTTTTACAGATCCTTCTGTAAGAAATCCCCACTTGATTGATAAATTTTTCTTTTCAGCAATTACATCTCCAACCATACGTCCTGAAAGAGTTCGTCCTGTATCAGATGTCCAGATCAGTTCGTCGTTCACGCTTAACGACACAGGAGCCGGGAGTACTACGCTCCCGGACCACAGGATTTTCTTTTTGCTGGAACCATCAGTAAAAACATCAGCCATTTATCTCACCTCCACCGTATTATATCTGGTGTCGTTTGCTGCCTGCGCATTTCTGACAGCCGTTGCAACCTGATTGGAATCCATATAGAAACCTAGCTCAGAAAGTGCCGCTACAATCCTCATAACCGCACGGTTAATAATGCTTTCCAATTCTTCCCGGGAAATATTTCCACCTGCCATGGAAGCTGCCTTTAACGCCATCTCCTGAAGCTTGTCCTCTGGAGAAACAATCTCCCCTTGGTGCCGATTATCACCAATCATCGCAAGCTGAGGCGTGTTGGCTTTTACAAAACCACCGTTAGCAAGCATTGGAATTGTTCCTATAGTTGGAATATTAAATCCATTAAAACCCCACCAGGAACCTCCAATTCCGGGAATCCAATCCGGGACTGTGATTTTAAAACGAATATTATTCACTTTGTTAATAAGGCCATTTACAAGTCCCAAAACACTGTTAAATCCACCAATAATAGCATTGATGGGTGTTTTGGCAATATCTGCTAAGCCATTAAACACACCAACAAAAATATCATTGATTCCATTCCAGGCTTTTTCCCAGTCCCCAGAAAACACACCAGAGATAAATTCGTTGAATCCCTCAAAAACTTTACGGATATCTCTGATAGTATCCTGTCCGCTTTTAAAAAATCCGTTTAGCACGCCTCCCAAGACTCCAAAATGTTTTGACCAGTCTGTTGCAAATACATTTTCAATAAAATCGTCTAATGGCTTAAATACATTATCCTGTAAAAACTTAAAAACGGAACTTGCAATCTGCTTAAAGCCATCCAGAATTTCATTTAATCCCTGGAAACATTTTGAAAAGTCACCGGAAAAAGCTCCCGTACAGAAATCAATAAATCCACCTAATACTTTTGTTATTCCGCTTATCACATCTCCCGCTACCGCAAGTAAATTCAGAAATAAATCGCCTACCCCTTGTAATATTGGACCGATAACCGGCATGATGTTTTCGATTACCCATTCAAT